GGTACTAATCAACTTATTATTAATACTGGCGGTGTAAACATTGATAGTACCGTTGGTTCAGAATTTAAAGTTACAACAAACAATGCCATTGTTGAGTGTGTCTATGTTGACGCTGCCAAAGGTTGGCTTGTTTATCTCAACCAGGCGGCTGGTACAACACCTGATTCAGCTTTCATATCTGGTCAATATGACCCTATAATTTTTGCTGCTGCTACTGGTGGTACAGTATCAACAATTGGTGATTTTAAATATCACGTTTTCACAGGTGATGGTTGTTTTGTGGTATCAACAGGTAATCTAGGAGATCCTGCTGGAATTAGAGCACTTGTGGTTGCTGGAGGTGGGGGTGGTGCTGGAGGAGGCGGTGGTGCTGGTGGTTTAAGAAATATTGGTTGTATGTCAGTTACAGCCCAAACATATCCTATTTCAGTAGGAAGCGGAGGCGCTTTTGGTTCTGATCCAGGTTCAGGTGGTACTCTTTCAACAAGTGGTTCAAATTCAGTTTTTTCAACTATTACATCAGCAGGAGGAGGAGGTGGGGCAGTAAATAATGCTGGTCACCCTCCAGTTCCTGCTGTTCCAGCCGCTGACGCTAAACCGGGAGGTTCGGGTGGAGGACAAGCTAGAAATAGTTTTCCTGGTACAACAACTCCAGGTGGAACAGGCAATACTCCACCAGTAAGTCCACCTCAAGGAAATCCAGGTGGTGATTTTACATATGGTCCTGGAGGAAATGCTTCATCAGCAGGTGGTGGTGGACACGGTTCACCAGGTCCTTTTAATCCAGGTTCAGCAAGTCCAGGAGGACCAGGTTCAGATATGAGTCCAGATTTTCCAGCTCCTTTAGGAGGTTCTCCAGCAGGATTTTATGCTGGTGGTGGAGGCGGAGGAGGTGTTAATACTCCTGGTGTTCCAGGAGGTGGTGGTCAAGGACACGATGGAATTCCTACAGCTACACCAACAGGCGCTACTGCTGGGTCAGCAAATACAGGCGGTGGTGGTGGAGGAGGCCAAGGTACAAATGGTTGGGGTAATGGTGCCAATGGCGGTAAGGGAATTGTGATTATTAAGTACAAATTTCAATAGAGAATTTAGATAAATAGTAAGAGAGAATTAAAATATGGCCTTAACAAAAGTAACAAATACTGGTATAGCTGATGACGCTGTAACAACTGACAAAATTGAAGACGGTACAGTTGTAGCGGCCGATATAGCACCAGGTACAATTGCTAATGCTAAATTAGCAAATAGTTCAATTACATTAAACGGATCAAGTGTTTCTTTAGGTGGTTCTGCCAACTTAAAACATATTGATTGGCAAGCCTTAACAGTAGCAGATGGTTCTACGACTTTAAACGCTGAAGCTGGAAAAGGATATTTTTTAGATACAAACGCTGGAGTAATTGAAGTATTTTTACCAAGCTCACCAACAAGAGGTGACACGGTAGTATTGGCCGATTATTCAGGTACTTTTGGTACAAATCAAATTATTATAAACACAGGTGGAGAATTATTAGACAGTACGGCAGGAAATGATTTTAAAGTTACAACAAATAATTCAATTGTAGAATTAATTTATGTAGACTCAGCAAAAGGCTGGTTAGTTAAACTTAACCAGGCGGCTGGTACTACACCAAGTGGTGTTATGAATGCTCAAGGTGGTTATGATACAGTAGCACCATTTATTGAAGCAACAGGCGGTACAGTAACAACTTCAGGTGATTATAAAATTCACACCTTTACTGGTGACGGTTGTTTTGTTGTTACAAACCAAGGTACTCCAGCAGGTTCAGATACAGTTGACTATCTAGTCGTTGCTGGTGGTGGAGGAGCAGGTTGTGCAAGAGCTGGAGGAGGAGGTGCAGGAGGATATAGAGAATCTTCAGGTACTGCTTCAGGTTGTTATACAGTAAGTCCATTAGGTGCTTGTGTATCTGCTTTACCCGTTAGTGTTACAACATATCCAGTTACAGTAGGCGGTGGTGGAGCTGGGCACACAAATTTTGGAACACCTACTCCATCATCAAATGGCAGTAATTCTATATTTTCTACAATAACATCATCAGGAGGAGGTGCTGGAGGACAGGGTCAACCAGGGGGTTCTGGTGGTGGAGGATTTGTATGTGGTTGTGGGGGAACAGGAAACACACCACCTGTATCTCCGCCTCAAGGTAATCCTGGTGGAATTTCAAAACAACCTGGATCTGGTGGAAGTTCAGGACCACCCGCTTTTGGTGGTGGTGGAGGAGGTGGTGCTACTGCTGCTGGAGGTCCAGGCAGTTCAAGTACAGGTGGATCTGGAGGAAATGGGGCAACAAGTTCAATAAACGGAACACCTACAGCAAGAGCTGGTGGTGGAGGTGGTGGATCAAATGGTTGTCAACCAGGAGGTTCAGGTGGAACTGGTGGAGGTGGAAACGGAGGATTATCTGTAACTTCAGGAACAGCTAATACTGGTGGTGGAGGTGGAGGTAGAACTACATCTTGTGGAGCAACTGGAAATGCTGGTGGAGCTGGCGGTAAAGGAATTGTTATTATACGATACCAATATCAGTAATTAATTAAATGAAAGTGAGTAAATAATGAGTGAAAAAGAAAGAACATTTACAATTGATGGTAAAGAATATAAAGAGTCTGACCTATCTTTAAGATGTAGAAATATAATTGTCGCTAGAGCTGAGATTCAACAATCCAAAACTAGACACGAAGTTGAATTGGAAAAAATAGAGGTCTTAACTAATTACTATAATGGTGAGATTAAAAAAGAGTTAGAAAAATCAGATGGCAGCGATAGCAAATCTAAGGATTGACCAAGGGGCAACATTTTCAAGTGATGTAACCGTTTCTGATACAGACGGTGAAGTATTTGATTTAACAGGTTATACGGCCTCAGCCAAAATGGCCAAAGGTTATACTTCTACAAGAACAAGAACAACACTTACAACATCAATTGCTAGTGATCCTACAACTGGTGTTATTACTTTATCATTAACAGCAGATCAAACAAATCAATTAGACGCTCCTGCTAGATACGTCTATGACGTTGAAATTACACAGACATCCGATAGTACAGTTACTAGAGTGATTGAAGGTATTATTACAGTAAGTCCATCCGTCACAACTTAATATACCTCTTTAGCATATTTTTATTATAAATATTACAAAAGAGAGATATATCTATGGTAAAAGCCGTAATCAACAGTACAGGTGGCGTAACTGCTAAAATTAATAGTAGTACCTCAGCTGGACCTCAAAAAGTTAGTGTTACAACTCCAACAGCAAATGTAAATGTTGATGGTGTTAGACAATTAAGAAATTTAACAGATGTTAACGCTTCTTCTCTTACTGACGGTGCTTTGATTCAATATGATGCAACTACAGACAAATTTACAACAAGAAACGAATTAAAAACAACCGAAGGCGCTTTATTAAGATTTAGTGGCGGTAACTTCTAGGAGAATTAAATGGCAACGATACTACAGATAAAAAGATCCTCTGGAACAGCTGCACCAGCAGAATTAGCTCAAGGTGAACTGGCCTATACATATGGCTCGGGCACCCAAGGTAATAATGGTGATAGGCTTTTTATAGGAACAGGCACCGAAACAGACGGTGTAGCTGCTAATATAGACATAATTGGCGGTAAATATTTTACTCAATTAACAGATCACGTACCAGGTACATTAACAGCTTCATCAGCGTTACTAGTTGATAGTAACAAAGCAATTGATGAAATCTTTATAGGTAATAATGCATCTACTGGTGGTCAATTAAAATTAAACGAAGGTACTAATAACGGAACAAACTTTATAGGACTTAAAGCTCCTAATGCCGTAACAACAACTACCACTTTCACGTTGCCAGATGGTGATGGTTCAAACGGACAATTCTTAAAAACAGATGGTTCAGGAAATTTAAGTTTCGGTACAGTTTCATCTACTATTACACTCGCTGCTGATAGTGGTTCAAACGATACTTACACAACAGGAAATACTTTAACATTTACTGGTGGTACTGGTATTGACACAACAGTTTCAGATGATACAATTACAATTGCCGTTGACGCTACAATTGCTACGGCTTCATCTACAACTACATTTACAAACAAAACTTTTGACGCTAACGGAACAGGTAACTCAATTTCAAATATTGAAGTTGCTGATTTTGCTTCAGGTGTCATTGATACAGATATAAGTTCAGTATCAGCAAGTGATGATACACTTGCTTCAGCGAAAGCAATTAAAGCTTATGTTGATTCACAAGTAACGGCTATTGATGTTGACATAGCGGCCGACACAGGCACAATTGCCATTACAGACGCTGAAACATTAACATTTACTGGTGGTACTGGTATTGATACATCTGCTACAGGTAATGCTGTAACATTTGCTATTGATAGTTCAGTTACTACAAACACAGGTACACAAACTTTAACCAATAAGACAATTGACGCTTCAAGCAACACATTGTCAAACATTGGTAATTCATCATTAACAAATTCTACAATTTCAATTAGTGATGATAGTTCTTCATCTACAAATATTCCACTAGGCGGTGGTTTTAGTATTTTAGGTGGAACAGGTATTACTTCAAGTGTAAACGGTAGTGAGTTAACTTTAGAAGTTGATAATACAATTACAACTAACTCTGGTACTCAAACATTAACAAATAAAACAATTGATTTAGGCAATAATACTTTAACAGGTACAACAGCCGAATTTAATACTGCTTTACAAGATGGTTCTTTTGCCACTTTAGCAGGTAGTGAAACACTTACAAACAAAACTATTGATACTGCTAACAACTCAATTACAATTGTTGAGGCAGATATTTCTGATTTAGGTTCTTATATTACTGCTACAAGCACAGATACTTTACAAAGTAAAACTATTGATAGTGCGAATAACACAATTACATTAGATTTATCTGAAGGAACTTTAACTGGTACTACTGCTGAATTTAATACTGCTTTAAGTGATGGTTCTTTTGCTACATTAGCAGGCACAGAAACATTATCTAATAAAACACTAACAGCTCCTAAATTTGCTGATGGTGGTTTTATTGCTGACGCTAATGGTAATGAGTTAATTCTTTTACAAACAACTACAAGTGCCGTAAATGAATTAGAAATTACAAACGCTGCTACAGGTAATGCTGTACAGATTGCTACATCAGGCGGTGATACAAACATTGACTTAAAAATCAGTCCAAAAGGTTCTGGTGTTGTTGATGTTGATTCAAGTAGAATTACAAACGTAACTGATCCATCAGGTGCTCAGGATGCTGCTACTAAAGCATATGTAGATAGTGTTGCCAATGGTTTAGATGTAAAAGCTTCTGTTAGATATGCTTCAACAGCCAATATTGCTGGAACATATGACAATGGTGCTGGAACAATTACTGCTGGTTCAAACGGTGCTTTATCAATTGATGGTCAAACTCCATCAACAAACGATAGAGTATTATTAAAAGATCAAACAGACGCTGTTCAAAATGGTTTATATAGAGTTACAACAGTAGGTGACGGATCAAGCGCTTATGTATTAACAAGAACACCAGACGGCGATGAAGCTGTAGAAATAACAGGTGGTGCTTTTGTATTTGTTGAAGAAGGTACTGCTAACGCTGATAACGGTTATGTATTTACACATAACGGTACACCAACATTAGGTACAACTGATATTACAGTTGCTCAATTTTCTGGTGCTGGCCAAATCTCAGCTGGTGACGCTTTAACAAAAACTGGTAATACTTTAGATGTTGCCGTTGATGATACAACTATTGAAGTATCAGGTGACGCTTTACAAGTTAAGGCTTCAGGAATTGGTACTAACCAATTAGCTGATACTGCTGTTACAACAGCTAAAATACAAGACAATGCCGTAACTGTTGGTAAATTAGCAACAACTTTAGATTTATCATCTAACACAATTACTTTACCTAGTACATTTGTTACTACAACTGGAACACAGACATTAACAAATAAAACTATTAATGCTTCACAATTAGTTGACGCTTCAGTTACAAACGCTAAATTAGCAAATAGTATAATTAACTTTACTACTGATAGTGGAAACCAAGATATTGATTTAGGTGATACTATAACTGTATCAGGTGGTGAGGGTATAGATACTTCACAATCAGGTGACACTTTAACAATCGCTGCTGAATTAGCAACAACATCAAACAAAGGTGTTGCTTCATTTAGTTCAGATAACTTTACAGTTAATACAGGAGTTGTTACAGTTACATCAATTGATGGTGGAACATTTTAATTAATTATTAATTGAGGAGATTAATAAGTGGCAACTGTCATAAAACTAAAAAGAAGCACAACAGCTTCTTCAGTACCTACTACAAGTGATTTAGCAGACGGTGAAATTGCAGTCAATATTACGGATCAAAAAATTTATATTCGTAATGGTGGAAGTATTGTTGAGTTAGCAAACGCTTCAAGTGCTGATTTTAGTTCAGTTGGTGAAGATATATTACCTTCAACTACCGAAACATATAATTTAGGTTCAGATTCAAAAAGATGGAATGAATTATTTTTGGCAGGAAATACAATTAATCTAGGTGGTTCAACTATTTCATCTGACGGTACAGGACAAATTACAATATCAGCGACAGGTGCTACTTTACCAGGTAACTCAAATATTGAAGTTACGAGTGGAGTACAAAAAGAAATTGCACTTGCTGGTGAAACAGGCGATCCAGTAAGGTCGGTTCCTTTTTTTAGTAAATCAGGTGGACTAAATACTATTAACACAAGATTAGACTTTAGAGCTGATCCTGAAGCCGTTGTTGCTAATTTTACATTGGCAAATGGTAGTAGATTAGGTTCGGCAGCAGGAGATACTTTATTCTTTTTATAGGAAATTAATATGACAGCAAAAACACCGATAAGAACAGTCTTTAACGAAAGTGGAACAGCCACAGGTTTAGCAGAATATCAAACAGGTGAATTTGTACCTGTAGAACACGGCGGTTTAGGAGTTGCTTCTTTATCTCAAAATTCAGTTTTATTAGGCTCAGGCACAGACGCCGTAAGAAGTTCAGCTATTCAAATTGAGGGTAGTGTAATATCTTCAAGTGACTCAACAATAATTCAAATTGCTGATGGCTTAACAGTAACAGGTGATTTAACAGTTACAGGAACAACTACAACTGTAAACTCATCAACTATAAATGTTACAAACTCATTTACATTTGAAGGTTCAACTTCAGATGATTTTGAAACAACTTTAACAGTTACAGACCCGACGGCCGATAGAACAATTACTTTACCAAATGCAACAGGCACAGTTTCTTTATTAGACAACACGGAAACTTTAACAAATAAAACTATTAGTGGATCATCAAATACTTTATCTAACATAGCGACTAGTTCAATTACTTTTTCAGGTTCAACAATTTCAGGTATCACAAGTTTATCTGCTACAACTTTGACAGATGGTACCGCTTCAATTTCAAGTGGTTCTATTACAAGTGCCGTAAATGGTACTTTTTCTGGTACAGTTGACGCTGGTACATTAACAGAAAATAGTGTATCCGTTGCTACTAGACCATTCGCTATTGCTCAGGCCGTTGCTCTTGGATAACACTCTATTTTTATTATAAATAGTAGTAAACACTTATAAGGGTTAATAATGGCAACACCAGCTACAAGAGAACAATTAAAACAATACGCTTTAAGAACACTAGGAAAGCCTGTCATTGAAATTAATGTAGATGACGACCAACTAGAAGATAGAATAGATGAAGCGTTACAGTATTTTGCTCAGTATCACTATGATGCAATTCGTAGAACATATTTAAAATATCAATATACTCAAGCAGATAAAGATAGAATATTAGGAACAACTTCAGAAACGGCCACTAAAAATTCTGTTTCTACAAGTTGGACAGAAGATAAAAACTATCTGATTGTTCCAGAATCAGTTATTTCAGTTATTAATATATTCCCATTTTCAGATAAAGGTAATCTAAATTTATTTGACGTAAGATACCAATTAAGATTAAATGACCTTTACGATTTTTCTTCAACATCTATAATTAACTATGATGTTGTATTAAGACATTTAGATTTTTTAGACCACGTGTTAGTTGGTGAAAAACCATTAAGATTTAATCAACACGACAACAGATTATATATTGATATGGATTGGACAAACGATTTACAGGTTGGTGAATATCTTGTAATTGAAGCATATCGTAAATTAGACCCTACAGTTTATACAGATGTTTATAATGACATCTATTTAAAAAGATATGTAACTGCCTTATTTAAAAAACAATGGGGAGCAAATCTTAGCAAATTTAATGGTGTAACTATGATTGGTGGTGTTTCTTTAAATGGTCAACAAATATTTTCAGAAGCATTACAAGAAATTGAAAAACTAGAACAAGAAATTAGAAGTTCATATGAATTAAATCCAGCTATGATGATAGGATAATGCTATGGCTGTTAACCACTATTTTCAACAAGGTAAAGGCATAGGCAGTACCGAAGAACAAAGACTTTACGAAGATTTAATTATTGAAGGCTTAAAAATTTATGGGCAAGATATTTACTATCTGCCTCGTTCACTTGTCAACCAAGACATCATTTTAGGTGAAGATACTTTATCCAGATTTAGAACAGCACACGTGGTTGAAATGTATATGGAAACTACTGAAGGCTTTGCTGGCGAACAAGAAATTATCAATAAGTTTGGTTTAGAAATTAGAGAAGATACAACCTTTATGGTTGCTAAACGAAGATTTGATGAGGCCGTTGATAGTAAAACAGCTTTAATTAAAGAAGGCCGACCAAATGAAGGCGATATACTTTATATGCCTTTAATGAATAGTTTTTTTGAAATACAATTTGTTGAAGATCAGGAACCATTCTTTCAATTAGGAAATTTACCTGTTTACAAATTAAAATGTACTCGTTGGGAATATAGTTCAGAAAGATTAGATACTGGCGTCACAGATATAGATAGTGCTGAAGATCAATATACTTTAGATCAGTTGGCACATCAAGTATCTTTAGAAAACGAAGTAGGTTCAATTGTATTAGAAAATGATAGTGTTACTGGTGATGTAAATTATATGTTATTAGAAACTTATGCTATACAAACACAATCACCTTATGCTGATAATTTAGATTTAGATACTGAGGCAGGCTTTGATACGGCATCTACGGCTGATGATATATTAGATTTTACGGAACGTAACCCATTTGGAGAGGTAGACTTTTAATGTTTGGATATTTTTATAACGAATCAATGAGAAGAATGACCATCGCTTTTGGTCAACTTTTTAATAATATACAAATTAAAAGAAAAGACTCTAGTGATACAGTAATACAATCTATTAGAGTTCCATTATCTTATGCTCCAAAAGAAAAGTTTTTAGTAAGATTAGATCAACAACCCTCTTTAGATGAAAGAGAAATGGCCATTACTTTACCTCGTATGTCATTTGAAATATCAGGAATAACATATGACCCTAGTAGAAAACTAAATCGGGTACAAAAATTTAAATCAGTAAAAACGGCCGCTGAAGGTAAAATATTAGATTATAACTATATGCCTGTTCCTTATAATATTTCATATAATTTAAATGTATTTACG